GCTTTGTTGTTGGAAGTCCTGATATGCTAGATCCATACCCGCTTGACCAAGAGCCTGTTGCTGCGCTCCTTGTGCTTGTAGCAATGCTGCTTCCTGCCCAAGCATCTGTTGCTGTTGCGCTCCTAATCCAGCGGCAATTTGTGCAGAAGATAATTGTCTTCCCTGATCAGCTTGAAAAGTTGCTCTGTTCAATCCAGCAGCAGCCCTCAACGATTGTTCATCAGCAATTTGACTACGCAGATCTGCATCTTGATCAGCGCGAAATGCACCCATTGCTGTATTGAAACCTCTGTCTCTCATCTGAGAACCAACATTACCCACGGCTCTGGTAAAACGATCCGCAGCCATTGCATCTTGCAATCCATGTCTTGAACCACCGTAAGCACCGGCTCTGTTTGCAGCACCTTGTCGGGCCAAGCCCTGCCGGTCAAACTCTTCCCGCATGTCCTCTAGCGTTGAGTCTATAACTGCATCCTGATATACGGACTGATATGGCGCGAGGTTAGCTGATGTAAGCGTATCTATACCTGAGATCCCTCCCTCATAGTCTGTACCGCCCATGTCAGCAAATGTTCTGCCGCCTTGTGTTGCCCGTGCTGTAGCAGCATCCAGCGCCGCATCGCCAATGCCAAGATTGTCACGGATGAGATCGAAGCTGCCAAGCTGATCTGTGGTGAATTGCTGTATGCGCGGTTCTGTGTAAGTGGGATAGTCTACACGATTGCGGTATATATCCCGCCCTATGTCATAGAGTTCCTCACTCGCAGCCGCTTGCCTCTTGTAATAATTTTCTAACCAATCCGGTATCTCAGGAGAGGCTACTGTTGTTTGGGTATTTCCGCAGCACATAGATACAATCCACCGATTCGCTTGAAGCCTTGATTTTCAAAAAATCTATCTTTGGCTTTGACCCGATCTCCGCTGCTGATGCCTAGCATCAATGGAAGATCCAGCTTGCGAGCATATGCCTTTAACTCGGTGGTGAGCAGCTTTGCCGCTCTACTTCTTCGTGCAGAAGGTGCAACGTAGAATACACCTTCGTTTACATATTTATCATGGCTAAACCAGAACGCAACCGGTTTTGCCATTGTAACTCCCACGACCTCTCCATCTTTCTTCGCGATGAAAATTTTACCTTGGTGGTAGTGATCACCAATATACGCTATCGTCTTTTTAACGTCCACAGGCGGGAATTGTTCTGCATACTCGCCGTGAAATTTATCTACCAAACATCTCGCAACCGACACAACATCATCAGCAGTAGCAGTGCTTATTTCAACATCTGTTTTCAATTTGATCCTCTGTTCAGTATACCTTCAACGTCTAGTTCCGCAGGGATGGTTCCCAGTTCGTTTGGAAAGAAATCAAACTCGCCGCCGTATGTTCCGTACACGCCTTGAACTTCTCTAATCGCACCAGGAGTTCCAGGTGGAACATACTGTTTTTGCATCACACCATTCTCATCAGGAACCATGAGGTAGAATCTTATACCAACTCCCTGATCCGCTAGCCGTTGTGTTGCGTCTTCCGGTCTGATTGTTTCGATGCCAGATCTATCAGCGGGTGTAAACACATCACCGACAGATGTAGGACTGAAAGCACGACCATCTGGCGTTGCTGGAAGATCTGCCATAGCAGGAAAGGTCGGGTTACCTAGAGTTGGTTCCGCTCTCCCTCCACCAGTAGTTGTGCCGCCACCAGCAACTGTTTCCGTTGTCGGCGCTCTCCCTAAGC